AAAATCACAAAACGGAGGGCTAACCATATTGCCAGTATTGCGTCTAATAGTGTTCTCATAATTCATCAAAAAGGGAGGTCGTCTTCATACCCTTGAATAGGTATTGCTGTTTGTGTAGCCGAATGTTTTCCTTCTCCCAAAATTCGCCATGCTTCTAATGTCGTGAAATACAAATCCTCGCCATTTTTATTCGTCCACTTTTTCCCTCGTAGGTTGTAAGATACTTCTACCTTATCCCCTACTTTGTGTGCCTCTATAGTGTCTACGTTTTCCTGTGTTAATTGTATAATGAATTCGTTAGGATATTTGTCGTTGTCCTTCACTACGAACTCTCTTTTTTGAAACTTGTCAGATACTTTCTGAGTTTCCCTAATTACTGTTATTGTCCCTTTTATTGTTCCCATGAATTTAATTGTTATTACTGGATTGTTTTAACTCTATTTATTTTTAAAAAATTTTAGCTCGTTGTAAAAATGGAGGGGAAGTCCAACCTTCCCCTCCATCCATCAAAACCATGAACTAAACAACGTGTAAAAGTACTGTTAAAAAACATATTTGTCAAGTAAAAAGTGTTTTATTTTTGTTGAAAATTCAAAATAAAGTTGCATTGTTCTTGTAATTAGTTACCAATATTTCAATCCTTCTGTTGTCTAAGTTTCGTCTTTCGCCAATAGTCTCAATTATTAGCCCATTATCTTTTGCCTGCTCCATTATGAATGGATGATTGAACTCTGACATGGCAAATTTACATCCGCTCTCTATTAGGGCTTTAAACAAGTCCTCGCTGTCTTTGTTTGTGAACCCACTTTCATAATTATTGCCAGTATCCAAATATGGCGGGTCGCAATAGATGAAAGCATCCCGTTTTCCTGCATCATTTCTTAGGGCTATTTTTTTAAAAATATCCCTAAAATCTGCATTCATAAATTGACAACCAAAAAGAAACTCGTGAGTTTTCTTTAAATTTTCATGCAAAATCTTACTCGTATTATTCCGTTCAAATTTCAATGTTTCCATATGCCCCATAAAGCTGTAATTACTCAAGAAAAGGAAACGAAGTGCCTTTCTGATTGGGTCTGTTTCTTGTGTGGTTCCCCAGTGTTTCGATAAATCTTCGCTTACAGGCATCTGCAAAAACAGTTCTTCCAGTTCTTGTTTTCTTAAACTCACCACTTGGAATAAATTAAAAACATCACTATCTAAATCGTTTAAGATATTATACTTTGCTTTTGGCTTATTAAAAAACATTCCTCCAGCACCAAAAAAGGGTTCAATATAGAGATTGTGTTTAGGAAAGTATTTTTGTATCTCCTTCGCCATTTTTGCCTTGTTGCCAATTCTTCTTAAAATCATACCTTTTGTTTAATTGTTTCAAATATTCTTTCGTCAATTCGCCTGAATGTGCCTTAATATGACAACTTCGGCACAATGATATTAAGTTCTCTATGTTATCCCTTGCCTTTGCTCCTCCCTTGCCTTTGCTCCTCCCATGCCTTTGAGTACAATATGATGGATGTCTACACTTTCAGCACCACACACCCTACAAGGGATATACTCGCCTTCTTCGTAGCCATAGTATTCGGAATAGGTTTTAATGTATGCCTTCATTTTCTTCTTTAATTCGCTTTTCATCTTCAGCTGTCCGATTTTTTCGGACACTTCACATCCTAATTAATATAACTACCATTATCAAAATAAACCCTCCTTGTTGTGAATCTATCTCCACACTCACAACGGGTAACTTCAGATGAGTCAAAGTATCCTGTGTATTCAATACCTCGTCCACAATTTGGACAAAAGACTCTCCAGTTCGTATCATCATCGTTAATAGCATAGCCATCAACAGAATGGTTACAATTAATAAGTGGCGAAAATTTTACCCCATCGTGTACTTCCACGCAAGTACAGATACCTTTACTCAACCTCTTTTTTGAATAGAAAAAAGTAATCCAACTAAACCAAAAATTAATAAAATTTACAACTTTCATTAATCTTTGGGTTCGCAAATAATCTTCCACCGTAAGGAGGTTTTCGCCACATTTTGGACATGGTTTGTCCACAAATAAAACCAAGCCGTGTTCATATGTATAATATACCTCATAATCACATTTGGGGTTGTCGCAAACTATAATTGAGTTTTGCTGTTTTTCTATTAATTTTCTCATCTTTAAATTAAATTAGTTATCGTTTTTTTGCTTTGCGTGTAACCTCCGTAATTTTTTTCCAACTTTTAATACAAATTGATTGTCCGTTGGCTCGTAACACCATCCGTAATGCTTGCACCTTCCACTCTTGCCATTCAACGGCTTATAAAAAGAACATGCCATTCCACAATATCCACAACTTCCATTCACTTCGCTAATTTCTCCATATTCTTTGCAAAAGAAATATCCTGTTCCAGTTTCTCTTTTTGCCTCAATCAAAATCATCTCATCAATTAAGTTGTCTTTCATATATTCACGATGATAAGTAAGATTGTAACAGTTATCATCATCGTATTCGCTGAAGTAAAGTTTTTTTGCCATTATATTAAAGTTTTTTGTTAATTATTATTATTTTCCCTCCTACAGAAGTTCCACTATCTTTGAAAGTTTCTTTTTCAATGTCGATTACTTCTGCTTCAATTTTATAAAGCCAATTTTTAAACTCAATTTGCTTTTTTTGGTGTCCATTCACCCAGCTTTCAGAAGTTATGCAAATCAATCTACCGCCACGAGAAAGGCAGTTGTACATCTCTTTTAAGTGGTCAATATCTTGGTTCTTTGTGAATGGTGGGTTCGCAATTATTTTGCTATATGTTTTGCCATTGTGTTTTAAAAAGTTATCCCCAATCAAATTAAAACGTAATCCGCTTTTATTTAAAATAAAAGTGTTTATATCCATTAACTCAAAACAATCAGGTACACAATCACAAACTTTATTTATACTCTTAATAATAGCTCCTTGCCCTGCACTGGGTTCTAAAATAGTATCGTACTGTTTTAAATCAGCCAAGTAAACTAATTCGTCAGCAAGTTTTTCGGGAGTAGCAAAAAACTGAAATTCTTTTTTTAAGTTTCGTTTTTCTCCATTTGCAATTTGTTTAAGTAAATCAGTCGGGTCGGTTGCAAACATAAACCCAAAAATCTTTCCTCCTTTCCATTTTCCTCCAATCAATTCAAGCGATTTAGCTACTTCTATGTAAAGGTTTCTATCAAGTTGTTCGCTTGGTAATTTAACAACATTACCTTCGATTGTGCAAGTTTGTAAAATTTGTTCTTTTGTTTTCATAGTTTTGGTTTTTAATTAATATTATCATTTAAAAAGGATTGTCGCTTTCTATGTAGCTGTTATCAAAGTGTTCACACCTTTCTCTTTCAAGTTCTACGAACTTTGTTAGATGCGGGATAAACTTAAACGCCAAATCTTTTAAAGCTCCATTCCTATGTTTGGCTACACAAAGATAGGCAAGTCCTGCCGTAGAATTTCCTAAATTATCCTCATTTATCCCGTAATATTCGGGGCGGTATAAAAATCCTACTATGTCTGCATCTTGCTCCAACGAACCGCTTTCGCGTAAATCTGATAATATTGGTTTCTTATCACCCCTCTTTTCTACTTCCCTACTAAGTTGACTGAATGCTATTATTGGCACATCAAGTTCTTTTGCCATTATCTTTAAATACCTGCTTATCTCACTTACTTCATTTTCCCTGTTCCTGCCTTTTAATGAATGCTTTATTAGTTGTAAATAGTCAATAAAAACAATATCCAGTTTCCCCTGCCCTTTTAATTTTTTGCAATTTAACATTATGCCATTCAGGGTGTAAATATTATCAAATATGTGCAGTTGTTCTTTCCCTATCTCTTCTGTCTTGCTATGTAGGTATTTCCATTCATTTTCTGCTAAATGTCCCGAATTTATGCTTCCCAAATTAATTCCTGTACTTATAGCTATCATCCTTTTCATTAGTTGCTTGTCGCTCATTTCGAGATTAAAAACGGCACAATGTTTTTTAAATGATAACATATTGTAAACCATATTTAATCCAAATGCGGTTTTTCCCATTGAAGGGCGTGCTGCTATCACGATAAAATCTGTGTCCTGCCACCCGCCAAAGAGCTTGTCTACGTTACTATACCCTGATGGTACTCCTGTTACATCTTTTTCGCTTGCCGATTCAATGATTTTAATGGTTTCTGATAATATCTGTCTTGATGTCTTTTCTTTACTTACTTCTACCAATGAACATATCTTTAATGCCTCGTCTAATAGCTTTTTGTTGGCATCGAATATATCGGTAGTCTCATCGTAAGCGTTATTAGCTATCTCAGTCCCCAGACGTATATGTTCTCTTAAAATATATTTCTGTCTTATAATCAAGGCGTGTGTTTCTATATTAGCAGAAGAAGCAACTCTATTGGTTAATTGTGAAATAAAATAAGCACCACCAACAGTATCAAGCATCCCAAATGATTTTAATTCGTTTGTTACCGTCAAAATGTCTATGTCTTTATTTTTGTCTGATAGTTTTTTTATTGCCCTCCAAACGTATTTATGTGCTTCTTTATAAAAGCACTCTTCTGAAACTATGTTATTAATTTCATATAACGCATCGCTTTCTAATAATACAGCACCCAGTACGGCTTCTTCTAAGTCTACTGCTTGAGGTGGCAATGTTCCATTTTCTTTCATAGGTTAAATGATGGTTTTGTTTGTTTTGCTTGTTTTGGGTCTTTATTTAATTGTATCAGCAACCAATTAATGAAGTGTTTTTTTATGTCATTCAAAGATTTGTAAATGTCGTCCTTCGCTGTTAGTTCGTTCACAAAGATACCTATCCATCTTTGAATGTCCGTTTCACTTAATGTGTGTCCTTTGTCTTTCATTGTTACTCTTATTTTCTGGTTCCAATTATAAGAATTTAACATTTCATTTTTAATATTATTTACTATTTTTTCAATTTCACTATCATTATAGGTTTTTTTGGGTTCTTTTTCTGTATTAATATTATTTACATTATCATTTACATTAACATTATCATTAACATTAACATTAGTAGGGTTTATTTTAAAGGCAACCCTTTTTTTTAAAAGGGTAGGGTTTATTAATAAAGGGTTGGGTTTTTTAGGACGACCTCCCTTTTTGCCATATTCCTTTTGTTTTTCAATAAATCCATTCCATTTTTCTAAATCCCTTTTTAATTGTTGTTTGATTGGCTCAAACGCAATTTTTAATAACCTATCTTCTAAAATAGGATTTTGGTCATTTACATAGGAAAGGATATGTTTAAATAATATCCCTGCTTCTTCATTAGTTAATTCTTTTAAATTGTGAATAATATCACAATACAATATAAAAGATTTTTTACCTTCCATATAAAAAAACCTACACAGGTGCAGTATTCGGGAGTGCGTTCCCCCTATTCGGCTCTTGCGAGTAACGAACACCTGTGTAGTATATTTTATTAAGTTGTGAATTACGCATAAGAAACATTTTAATACTGGTACAAAAATACTAATTATTTTTTAAATGCAAACTATTTTTTATTTATTTTTCTATTATTGTAATACTTTTTATCTCGTCAACAATATTCACCTGTCTGGCATGCTTTATCACTACTTTAACAGTTTCTGCTATATTTTCAACGATTACAGGATAGAGTATATATTTAAATCCCGTATCATCTTTCATAATTATTACTATCTCAAATGTTTTCATTTAAAGTTAATTTCTTTATTATTATGCTTTCTATATCGTCAAGTCTCTTGGCTTTTTTAATGTCTTCCATCGACACTTTCATAGCTTCTACTATGTTTTCAGCGATTGAAGGACAGAGAATCCCTCTAACCTCCGTCCCATCGTTCAGAATTATTACTATTTCAAAAGTTTTCATATTAACAATCTTGTCAATCTATTCTTACTATCAAGTATAGATTTATTTTTTGTGTTGTCCAATTTATATTTTTGTTTTTATAAAACGTCATTAAGAGGTTAGCACAGTTTTTTTTATCATAACCAGTGTCTAGGTATGCTATAAAGTCATTTATGCTTTCTAATTTTAGACTCTTTTTATCTTTCACTAAGTATATGTGAGGGAGAATCTTCTCTTTTAAAGATACCTTTATCTCATCACCTACCTCCAACCTATCGCTTAATCGCATTGTGGTGAATGCTTTATTGGATAGTTTCTCGTTCCAATTAAAACTAAATGATAATTGCTTCATTCTCTATTAATTAAATAATAATGTTAATTGTTGTTCTTTAATAAACAAGTTACGTGGCAGCTCTTGCCCCTTTTGTCCGGAAATCCTATTTGATGAGTTCCTTTTAGGCGTTCCCAATTAACTCTTTAATGTCTATTCCTAACATCCTTTCTTCTGCTGTAATTTCACAATTATCTACATCACCTCTGATACCTGTTACATCACCACTGATACCTGTTACATCACCATAGATACCTGTTATATTACCTTTGATATCTGATACATCACCTCTGATATATGTTACATCACCTCTGATATCTGATATATTACCTTTGATATCTGTTACATCACCTCTAATACCTATTACATCACCACTGATACCTAATACATTACCTCTGATATTTGTTATATCACCACTGATATCTGATACATTACCTCTGATACCTGATACGTTACCATAGATACCTGTTACATCACCTCTGATATCTGATATATTACCTTTGATATCTGTTACATCACCTCTAATACCTATTACATCACCACTGATACCTAATACATCACCTCTGATATTTGTTATATCACCACTGATATCTGATACATTACCTCTGATACCTGATACGTTACCATAGATACCTGTTACATCACCTCTGATACCTGATACATCACCACTGATACCTAAATGAATACCTTTTACTCTTTTACTATCAACATAATGATAAATCTTGTGTTCGTTTTCAATGAGTTCTCTTTTCATGATTTTTATGTATTAATTAAATAAATATGTATTAATTAAATAAAGTTAATTGTTGTTCTTTATTTTGTTTGTTCCAATTATGTATAAGCATGTTACCCCGTACAGCTATTGCTTCAGCTTTTGCTTTCAAATAAGCACGTGCCTCTTCGGCTTGCTCCAACGTAGTAATCAAACTATATCCTTTCTCGGAGGAGCTGATGCAGTAGCCGTCTTTCATTATCATCTCCTCTATTAGCTTCCTCATGGCTCTGTCGCTTATCCATTCGTAGCGACAGAGATATTCTCGCAAATCGCTCCTTTTGGCGAACTGGTGCGATTTTAAGTACTCAATGATTTTTTGTTTCATAGCTTTAAATTTTCATTATAAAGTTTGTTTTAATAAATACTCCGTTGAGATAATATGATTTATTGCCATTTGCATAAACAATAGCTGGTTTGTCTCCTTCACGATGAAGTAAATTATTGATATAATATGTTTTAGTGCCGTCTGCCTCAATATAAGCGGGCTTGTCTCCTTCTCTATGAAGTAATCCATTGATATAATATCCTTTATCCCCATTTGCCTCAATATAAGCGGGCTTGTCTCCTTCTCTATGAAGCTGTCCATCTTTATTATACCAACGGATATTTCCGTATTTATCGGTTACTTTGTAATTTTCTGTTTTTTCTTTCATAGTTTAAAATTTAAGTTGAAATTATGTAAATTGCTTTAATCTATTATTAAGAATTATTCTTCACTAAATTTTGTATCCATTGAGAATCCTCCTTCACTTTTTCCCTTTTAATAAACAGTTTAAGAGCGTTGTTTACCAGTCAATTAATGCTCCTGTCTTGTATTTTTGCTATTTGTTTTAATTCAGGGATAATATTAGCATCTAATCTGAATGATGTTGCTACTTTTGTTTTTTTATTTTCCATTTTGTTGATGGTTTTGTTACCAAGATTTTTAAACTCTTCCTTAATTTCAGGAAGTATCCAGAAATGAATGTCATTAAATCTTTCAGGATGTTTTTTTAAAAACTCTTTCTGCCACTCGTAACTCTTGAATACTTTAACTCTCTCTTCTGTGTATAACTTGCTTTCATTTAAGTTAAATTTCTTTATAATATCCTGAGAGATAGGTTCTTCAAATGGATTATTGCTGCAATATAATACTCTTAATGAATCTGGCAATTTCGGCAACCTTGTTAAGTGATTACTGCTACAGTCCAAATGAGCAAGAGCAGTAGCACCTGAAACATCCAAACTTGGTAATTGATTATTGTAACAGTACAAATAAGTAAGAGCCGTATTAGCGGAAACATCTAAACTTGTTAATGGATTATTAGAACAGTTCAATTCAGTAAGAGCCGTATTAGTGGAAACATCCAAACTTGGTAAGTGATTCTTGGAACACCACAAATTAGTAAGAGCCGTATTAGTGGAAACATCCAAACTTGGTAAGTGATTCTTGGAACAGTTCAATTC